GCTTGTAGTATTGACCAACAATGCCGCTTGTTTGCTTGTTTGTGGCGAATCTTTCCTTGCCAACTTAAACGCTGGTGAACCAAAGAACTTTTCTACTTCACCACCGAACCATGTTTTGTCTAATAAACTCATTTGAGAACTCCTGTTAAAAACCATATCAACTCCTATTAAAAATTGGGTGGAGGTACTCGCTTCACCGACATTTGGGAGTCCAAACCTGTTGTGTCAGCATCCGCTTTCCCCCTTATTCACACTTTAGAAGGGAATGTCAGAATCGTCAAGATTCTTAGGTGTAGGCTTACCTACTGGTGGCTGTGCATCTTTTGGAGATACTGCCAAGCCCATAAACTTGCCTGATTTACCTTCCTTGATCCAAGCAGACAACCAGTATTCTGTGCCATCCACCATAATCGAACCCTTGTAGTCAGGATGTTTCTCCTGTTCCTTCTTGTCGTTTTTGAACAACACACCTGAGTTGTCTCGTTTCTGTTCCATATTAACCTTTCAAATCATTTAACTTATTAACTTTGTCATCGAGTTCAGTCAAGAACTTGATAACTTCTTTTTCCAGCGTTGCAATAAAGGCATCATCACGCTCAAAACGCTTGATAACTAACTGCAATTCTGCGGGAAACCTTGGGTCAAATGAACATAGGTCTGTCCATTTAGCACCTGTACAGGCCATCTGCCAATTTACTTGAACCTTATATTGGTCATCAATGCCATCCAATATGCTTTCCAAGTGTGTATGCGACATTGGGCATTTCAGTTCAACCAAACCCTCTCCAACAATCCCGTCTGGAGATGCGCCTGATTGCTCAATCGTGGGATGGTTGACAAATGCCACCTCATCAACCAGTACGCCCATTTTGGACTCATAGGCGGCTCGTGCATATTTTTCATTCTCTACTCCCCAAGCCATAGCATCGTTGCTATATGACTCTGCTATTGAGTTTGTGAGGCGTTCCAACAGCAACTGAGTCATGTATTTGTCTCTGCTTGTTGAATAACCTGTCTTTGTGGTGGCAACAATGTCTTTCACTCGACTAGCAGTCACTTTGCCAAGACGCAACATTTTCCAAGCGTCTGTGCCTTGTACGATTTCTTCACTCATTTCAACTCCTTCTTCTTAGCATCTTTAGCCGCAATCATCTTGGTCTGCCATGCCTTGTTTCCATCAGTAGCCGCAAATGCCTCGATATAGATGTTCTTTAGTTCTTCAACTGTTGTGGTGGCTTGAATGGCGGCAATGTAGTCAAGCATACGTCCTTCATCAGGAGTTCCTTCTTCTTCAACCACTTTAGAGCCTGTTGTAGCGTCTAACGCATCATGCTCAACAATGTGAAGCACAGATACCCACAGATAGCGTGATAGGTAGGTTTGCACAGCACCAAGGTTTTGCACTTCATGGCAACCTTTGAGGGCGGCTGAAGACATTGGGCTTGTGAAGACGATGATCTCGTCAGGCTTTTCTGTATTGACAACAATAAACTCAGCAATCTCTTTTCCAAAACGGATGATGGAAGTAAGACCTACCTCGTTGAAGATTTCAATTGCGGGGATTACGAAGTCACCTAACTCAAAATAGTTGTAGCCAGCAAACTTGTTGTGACCAGACTTCTTAAGGGCTTTTGTGTGGAACTTGGCTCGTGCCTCATTCAGTTTTTGATATACATTCATTATTAACTCCTGTTTAATTGACTTTGTTTAACTTGCTGTTCACCTATCCAATGACTGAGCATAACTAGATCATTCTGAATTGCACTTATGTCTTGGATGAATCCATCATACTTGTTGTTCAAGCATTTTTTATCTAGGGTTTTCACCGATTGTTCTATTCTCATTAGTATGGTTGAGTAGTCGTTCAAAAGTATCTCCAAATGGATACTGCAATCATGCCAAGAACAGCAATCAATGCAAATAAAACGGGTATGTCGTGTATGTTGGGTGCGCTGTAAAACGGCCCTTCAATAATGTTTTCGTTAACATAATCTTTAGGGTATGCCTCACGCAAACTTCTGCTAAAACATCTTGTTGTTGGTGTGAAATCATCCATTTAATATCTCCTGTGCAATTTCTTGTTTACAGTCGTTATCAAGGTACTTGAACTCAACAAAGTGGTTCTCTTGGCAACAGCCAATCTTCTCGCCTTGTGGTTGCAAGCAGTAGCAACAATAGTAAACCTCTGCTTCATCTTCATAGATGGCTTGTAGTTCGTCTTTGATTTTCATTTTGCCTCCAGAACTTTGATACGTTGCTCAAGTTTGGCAACCAATGCTTCTAGGTCTTTGATGCGATCTAACAGCATATCCTTGTATGTGTAGTCGCTCTTGCGATATGGGGCTGTAATGCCCACAGTAGGTCTATCCATCATTAACTCCTGTTTAAAAAATATTAACTTTTCATCGCTCTCACAAATGCGGCATAACTAGCGGCTGTGTCCCCAAAAGGTAACTTAGCCAACTCGACTGCCACCTCTTCTAACACATCATTACGAATTAGTAACGGATCATTACTAACTGGTAACGAGCGTAGATTCTCTGTCAAATCCCTGACCAATGCTCGTTGAATAGTGCCATCAGTAACACCACAAGCAATTTCTTTTTGTTCTGCAAGATACTTTGATTTCCTGATTTCGTCAGTCACATCAAACTCTAGTTCATCAAATGCTCGATCAAGTTCTTCATTCATTCTCTCACCCTCATTGTGTCAACAATGTTCTGAGCAAGATGTTGGTCTTTCACCATGTTGAAGATGATAGAAGCAATAACATCCCGTTCATGCTCTTGCCCAAGATCAAACGCATTGCTCATGCCTGTAACTGTGTTCTCGTTACAAGCCGCCATGCGTAAGTGCGTGATCATCTCTGCTTTAGTCAAAACAAGTCTCCCATTCTTTGTGCCATTGTGTAGTTATGTCTCGCATCTCATCCATCGCTTTGTTTTCACAATGGTTGTATTGCTTGCGGTCAATGTCGTAAGTGATGTGCTTGTCTTGCTCATCAAACACAGCAAAGTCAATCTCGTAATCGTCTGAGTGGTCAGCATCGAGTTCCTCGCCAGGTGTCAGTATGTCAAAGCATACTAAGCACTCGCCAATGCCCTCAAGGTAGACACAAATCTCATGCTGAAAATCTTTAGGTTTTACCGACATTGTTAACTCCTTTTTAAGTTGGTAAGAGGATTGTCAAGGATTAAAAAAGACTTGTGAACTAGGACAAACCCTATGTTGACAAACTAAATTTAGATATAGGATTGCCTATCAAAGGAGACGATATGGAACTAAAACTAGGTCACACAACCATTTTAAAACGACTTGAACACTCAGCCTGTTCACTCAAAGACTTCACCCACGCTAGTCAAGAAGTTGGCAACCAAGGGTATCACTATGCCAAGTATCTCAGCGACTTAGAAAACTGGGGTTATGTCTTGTTGATCGGTGACTATTACCGCATAACAGGTTTTGGGATTGCCAAACTGGAAGAGAAAAGGTCAATGGGAAGACCAATAGCCACCAAGATTAGTGCAGGTACTACCAAGGAACTGTATGACGGGGCTGACCTGAAACAGGGCGGTATCAGAGAAGGCGCATTTGATTTCCTGAAATATCCTAGTAAATTTGGGGACAATTTGGTATTTCCTAGAACATCGGTATAATCCGATCCGTTGTCGTTGCACACAACATGATAGCCACTTCATTAAGTATCTTGCCTCTGAATCTTCAGGGGGTGCAACCAAGGTACTTAGTTAAGTGGCTTTTTTATTTGTGCGATTACTTCCGTTTGACTCACGATACGTTACTGAGCCTGCATGGGCTGACAAGTCAGGAAACACCGCACACAAGCACACCCCTTGTGAAAAATGCGACCAGCGTTGGTTTGGCGACTGGTAAAGCGATTGGTACATCGGTGGTAATCAAGGCCAATCGTATAAGCGAACAAACCCGTCAAGCGCACTTGGGGCTTTTTGTCTTTCAACATCAATAGGAGTCAATATGAACACAATGAAGTCTGGAGAGGGAAGGATAGAAATAGGTTCTATCCACCCTTGGAGAAACTATGCCCGAAAGGAAAACAATGTTTGAAGAGTTCTGGAACGCATGGCCTAAAAGCACCCGAAAAGGTGGAAAAGCCACTTGTCAAGCCAAATGGGTCAAATTGAAACTGGACTTACAGGCTGACCAAATCATTAAACACGTTGAATGGATGAAGACCACCGAGCAATGGAAAAAGGGTGATGGTGCGTTTATTCCCTCTCCCTTGGTCTACATCAACCAAATGCGTTGGGATGGGGCTGAAATCCCTGATATGACTGTCAATGTCAATGTCAACTTCAAAGACCCTTCACTTGCCAAGATAGAGGAAGATACAAAGAATGTCGCCCCAATGCCTAGTTTTGTAAGGGATTACATAGCAAAGTTGACCAGAAAATGAAGGTTTTACCTATCAAAAACGAGGAAACAGAGCCTTGGTTATTGCAAAAACACTATGCCAAGCGTATGCCTCAAATTATGTTTGCCTTTGGGTTGTATGACGATTCTGGGCTTGTTGGAGTGATTACTTATGGCATCCCAGCCTCTCCATCGCTTTGTATGGGTATTTGTGGCAAGGAATACTCAGACAAGGTTTTAGAACTAAACAGGGTTTGCTTGGAGACAAATGAGAAAAACTGGGCTTCTTTCTTAGTTGCAAACAGTATGAAACTACTTCCAAAGCCCTCAATCGTGGTTTCCTATGCTGATACCGCCCAAGGCCATGTGGGTTATGTTTATCAATCTACAAACTTCATTTACACAGGTTTGTCAGCCAATAGGGTTGATTGGACTATAAAAGGCCAAGAACATAAGCACTCTAAAACAATCAGCGATGGTATGACTCTAGAGGAGATTAAGGCAGAACATGGTGATGATTTCTACTACACGGAACGCTCTAGAAAACACCGATATATCTTCTTTGTCGGCTCAAAACGGGACAAAAAGGAACTCAATTCAAAACTCAAATACCCCGTAATCCCATACCCAAAAGGTGACTCAAGGCACTATGACTCAGGTGGTATCGTTAACAAACAAGAACTTTTATTTGTATGACCATAAATGACGCAAACAGAATCCTTGACAGAATCCGAGAAGGCTACCCAATGCCCGTGGCTCTCACAACTCAAGCCTTACTCATCACAGGAGACATTCCTAGAATATCTCACCCAACACTATGCTTTGATGGCAATGAACCCAAAGACGATAGAGATTGCGAGATACAGAACCAAGGAACTGAAAGCAGATTTTCCTACTCTAGGTATCTTGATAGCACAACGAATTAAGGAACTTAAAAATGCAATGCCCAAAGTGTCAATCTGACAAGACAATCATCACGGAAACCACTAAAAGCGGGTTATTTAACTATCGTAGAAGGCTCTGCAACATCTGTTTTACCATCTTCAAAACCAAGGAAGAGGTCTATGTGGGCGCAATTCCTAAGAAAAAGAGACTAACCAAGCCAGAGCCAAAAGAGTTCCAAAAGAACTTTGGTACTGATTTACTTAAAAGGTTTTGGAAATGACGGTGTTCTGCGGGGTAGACCCTGCGAGTGCCACAGGCGCAATAGGTGTTCTTGATTCTCAGGGTAACTACATTGAGTGTTTTATGATTGAACACCAAGACAAGCACATTCGTGCAATGGTGCTCAAAAACGCATTATTGAGAGCAATAGACCCAAAGGAAGGGGCAGAAATAGCAATAGAGATGCTCTATTCAAGACCAAATCAATCATCTAGTGCCATGTGGACATTCGCAAGGGCAGTCGGTGCAATAACCGCTATTTGTGAATTAACTAACTATCCTTGCCACATGGTAAGACCCCAAGTGTGGAAAAAGTTTTATCACATAAGCGATAAAGATGATTCGCTTGATATTGCCCGTATGTTCTGGCCTGAAGCCCCATTGCGTAGGAAAAAAGACAACAACCTAGCAGAAGCCCTCTTAATCGGGGATTATTGGAGACAGCAAGTAATAGGGTTAAGAAGTGGCAAAACAGATTAGCAATAGGCCACGTTATGACGATATGCAGGGGCATTTATTCAAGTTAACAGAATCAGAGCGTCATATTATCAAAACAATAGGCAAAGGGAACTATGCAGAAGGGGTAAGAATTTGCATTATGTGGGGCGCACATTTCTACAATCTTGGGCTTAATACTGAAATGGATATAAGGCACATTGGCCTAGTTACAGTTTCCAGCACCGATAACTATCCGCACGAATAGGCCTAAAACGCATTAAAACAGCCCTAGAAGGCCACAATTTATGGTTGCCCTAATCACCCTACATCAATAGGCCAATGATAGGTTTTAAACGGGCATGAAAAAACCGCCCGAAGGCGGCTTAGTTAGTTAGTGCTTACTAACTTAGTTAATCTTTAGTTTATCTCTCCAATTTTTAGCAGTCTCTTCGTCAAGTAACCAGATGGGAGAAAGTCCCATTTTGTCGGCCTGAGTGTCTGCTTGCTGAATATCGGAAAATTTACCAATGCAATAAATTTCCCCGTCATTGTTTAAACAAAACCATGTATTCATTTTATTTACTCCTTTTTATGAATTGGTTACTGGTTCATAAGTCCAATTAACCCCATTATGTTCATCAGCAAAAACCCATTCAATCAATTCTTCACTCTCAGGCTCTGGGTTTTCTTCTATGATTTTGTTTTGTGCATCTTCTAAAGTTTCAGCGTCAACAAAATACTCATAAGAGACATTTTTAAAAATTTGAAATGTTTTCATTGTTAAACCTCACAATTCAAAGTTACATAACTAGGTGCATCTTCACGTTCTAGAATTTCTACTTTCCTATTTGTTGCCACTTGCAATTCAGATGCAACAGCGTGAATTAACTCTTTAAAATCATAACTATTAAAGTATTCATCTAAATTGTTAAGTGTGGCAAATAAGGCAAAATCCCCATCATCACGGGTAAACCCGATTGAAACTGTTTTCATATTAACTCCTGTTTATTTACGTTTTAAGATTATTTGTAAGATTAAAGCAATGGCGGCATATAGCATCGTTTAAACGCTTTCAGCCATCATGTCGAGTGCGTCAAGTTTGCATTGTTCTACCTCTGCATCGTTTAAACACTCTGATAACTCAATCGCTAAATGCGTGGCTTGCATGGCTTTGTAGTCGTCTGGCGCACAAAGGGCAAGATAAAGGGCTTGTGTTAGTGCTTGGGATTGCGTCATGTTTAAACGCTTTCAGCCACTGAACCGCACTTATTGCCGTTTACATCATAAATAGCGGGCGGTAACTCGTTATATTTCACAATGTAAGATGCTAGGCTTTCAAGTATTCGGGGTAATTCGTGGCTCATGCCATCGGGCGCAATATCTTGAAAAGCATCGTTGTCAGTGTCGATTGTTATAGTTATTTTGCTCATGCTGTCACCTCTGCATCGTTAATTGCCCACTGTGCATCGTTATAACCTTCCAGACGTGGGATTGCATCGGAAATAATGGCTTCAACTAATAACGCCGCAATGCTTCCCTCATAAGTTGGGTGTTCGCATGACTGATAACGCAAGCACTGCGCCGCTTTAATCGCTTGAATGGCTGAGAGTATGGGTGCGCCTCGGTCGTATTCAATAAAGCCTGTCTCGGTTTCAGAATACCTGTAATTAACGCTCTTAATATTTTCGTCAAGCAATAATTGTGCAACTTCTTGCTCATGCTCTGAGACGTTTAAACGCACTGATGGATGACCATAAGGAACGCTTAATTGTTTTCTGGAAGCATAACGCACAAGTGCATTTATATGCGTGTTGGTGACTGTGAAAGCAGACATTTGTAACTCCTATTAACCCTGCGAAAGTGCAGGCCAAAGGGCACGTTATACCCTTCAGACTAGACTCTGTTTAAACGCTCTAATTGTCGTATTCGTGGTGAACGATGCAAATAACCTGATTGTCGCTTTTTTGGATTGTCTGAATTCGCTTACAGAAATAACCGCCAGGTATATTGGTGTCTTTGTAAACCTGTGGCAAAAGCCACTGATACGCCTCATGTTCAAATAGCGCATCGTTTAAACAGGTTAATAAGATATATTGCTGTGCCCCATCACAGCCATTGTCGATTGTGCCAATTATGGTGGTTTTGATTTCCAAGTCGGTGCAAGTGTCGGTGGTCATTGTGTAACGCCTTTCAGATATATAAGTTGGTGGTTTTGGCTGTCAGTGAATTAAACAAGTCGGAAAACCTGTTCATCATATTAAGGTCACGCTCAAATACTTTGTTCCAGAAGTGGTCACGCTCATTCATGAGCCACTTGTGGTAGTGGTCGCGCCCTTCATCTTCGTATATGAATAACCCATAGTCTGCGAGTGCTCTCGCCTCATCTTCAGGCCAGAGCGCCTGTGCTTCTTGAATAACTCCCATAATTAACGCCTTTCAATAGAGTGTTTAAACGATGCGACAGCGCATCACAAGCAAGCCTGTCACGCCTGCTTAGGATTAGTTGTCAGTGTTGGAAGTAGTGGTGCTTCTTGAACTGCCAGTGTTCAAGTATTGGCTCGCCTGAGTCGCCCTCAGAGGTGCACAGGTGCGCCACTGTTTTTTTGATGACAGCGAAGCGAATGCCATCGAGCACGTCAACCTCATAAGCCAGGCCATGAGCCAGTGCCCACGGGTTATCTGTTTTTCGGTAAGTGAACCAGTGCCCACGCTCTCGCTCTTGAAATTCACCTAAGTTGTCAGGGTTGTAAGTCATCATAAGGTAACGCCTTTCAAATTAAAACATCAAAATAAGCCAGAGCCAGACTAGCAAAAGCCAGCCCCAAAGCCACAGCCAAAAATAAATCAAGAAATAATTGTCTCATTGTGTAACGCCTTTCAAATAATGCAACAGTGCATCACAAGCCACCCTGTCACAGTGGCTCAAGATAAACTGTTTAAACGCTCTCAGGTGACCTGTCGAGCATCTCAGCCAGTGAGTTGTAAACCTGCTGTTTTGTGCCCGTAAAACCCATGCTTTTTAGGGTTTTGTAGCATGATGCACCTCTGCTCATTTTCATGCCCATGAGTTCTAATTTCAAGCCCCTGAACAGCACGTGCAACCTGAACTGTTCAATTTGGTTTGGTGTGTCTAATATTGCTGACATAATTTAACGCCTTTCGGTATAGTGCAACAGCGCACAGGAAAACCCTTTCAGGCTTCCCTCTGAGTTGTTTAAACGCTCTCAGTGCTCATCTCGCCATGCTCAGGGCAATGAGGTGCACCCATGTCAGCAAGCCACTTACCTGCAACCCGAACTGTATAACCACAGTCAGGACAGTAGCATTTGAGCATACGTGTAGTCTGCTTCTTTTGTGCATTGGAGGGCACTAAGTCAGCGTGTGGATATGCACCGAGCCGAGCCAGAACAGGCGTTGCCCATGCTGTGAACTTAGCGCCAGCAACAGTGGCTGTTAACTTACCCTCTAAGCCAATGGCACGTGCTGTCTTACCGAACTTCTTGCCGTGTCCGTCACCAGGGTGCACAGCGTGGATAAGTTCGTGAGCCAGAATGTCGAGCACTCTCGCGCTGTCGCTGATAGTAGGTGAAATGAAAATTTCAGCGTGGCTGTCAGCACTGGCAGCCGATGACCAGCACTCACCGATGCGACGATTCTTGCTTGCTAAGGCTGATTTGGAGGGAAAGCCACATGATGAGCGCACCTGTGTAGGTATGGTGTCACCATGCTGTTTAAACAGCGCCCTGAGTTCCTCAGTGGCTTGAGAGAGCCATTGCTCACGTGTTAGAGATATAGTCATAATGGAACGCCTTTCAATGTAAAGCCTGTTAAAAAGATGAGAGTGTTTTTTTACCCTCTCACTATATAAGCATAATAGAATCGTGCCAAGCGCTCTAAGTCATTGATTTATATAGCATAGGAAAAACCCTTACACGGGTTAACCCTTACCTATATTATCACCATGTGAAATATCTAATACTTAAAGTGTATACAATCTTTGTTCACAATATCTGTATACGATTCTAGAGTGTCACCTGAAAGGTGCATCGATGACATTCTTCATTTCCCGACCGACCAGTCGGTTAATTAACTAGGGTAAACCCTAACCTGTATGTGCTTACAGTGCTGTGCTTCCTTACAGTAGTAGTAACCCTATGCTGTATGGGCTTACAGTTGTATGGGGGGGAGGGGGTAGTCGTGCTGTGTAATATTTGTGGGTGCCTCGTATCCACAAGTTAGGGTAATTTGGAAATATTGTTAACGAGTCTCTATTCCTTGGTAGGAAAGGAGAGCCTCTTCCCCACAAGAAAAGGTAATTTGGAATATATAGAAAACTAAGGAATCTATATAGGTAGCAAATGATGTGTATAGATGACTGGGTACGTATGGACGATAGCCTGTAACCCGTATATACAGGTAAATCTCAATAAGAGAGAGCCTCTCGTTTATCTAGATTACAAGACTGTTTGTCAAACAATCAAGCCTAAGTAACGTTGCCCCGTCCACCTTGTCTATGTTGCTTCACAGCATTTAGAGGGCTACTAGAGACTCACCTAGTTCATCACGTTTATCCTACTTGGTCGGCTCAACCGCATAGAGGGGTGGGTCATGCCCCCGTTGTCTTTACTATATCAGGGATTACCCTATTGTTCAACAAATAAATCTAGACGATAATGAATGAAGGCAA